TGGTGAAATAACCCCGAAGCCAGAGTGGACCTTTGGAATGTCAATCGCATCTCATTTTGACGGTCCAATTGATGCTAATGAAAAACTGTCTGCCGCTGGCTTGATGTCGGTCCCAGAATGGGTAAAACCTTATGACGTTTTATCAAACGGACAGCAGTTTCGAGCAGACCTAGCACGCTCCCTATACAACTGCGCCCGCATCGATGAATTCACATCCGTTATTGACCGCAACGTCGCTAAGGCTGCTTCCACCGCAATGGCTAGATACGTCAGAAAGAATGAAATAGAAGGTATAGTTTTGGCGACTTGCCACCGAGACATTCTTGAATACTTGGAGCCAGATTGGGTTATTGATACCGACAGAGGCGAGTGGGCTTCGGGAAGGTACCTTCATCGACCAGAGATGGTACTTGAAGTCCATCCTTGCTCAAACCAAATTTGGAGCCACTTCGCTTCGCACCACTATCTCTCCGAATCGCTCAACAAATCGGCACACTGCTACTTGGCACTCTGGAATGGAGAAGTAGTAGGTTTTGTTGCTTCAATTGCCTATCCTTCTGGAACAGTAAAAGAAGCATACCGAGAGCACCGATTGGTAATTCACCCCGACTATCAAGGCTTCGGGCTGGGACCAAAACTTTCGGAATTGATTGCCCAACATTACATTAATAACGGCAAACGTTATTACTCAAAGACCAGCCACCCACGCTTAGGCGGATACAGAGACCAGTCGCCTCTCTGGAAGCCGACTTCCAAAAATCATATGCGTAGAACCGATGGGCTAAACTTAGATGGAAAGTCCAGATGGTCCATTGACCCGAACCGCTGGAGTTATTCTCACGAATACATTGGAGCCTAATGGAAGACCTAGGCATTGCTTTATTATACGCACGCGTGTCCACACAACTTCAAGTAAATGATGGCGTTTCTCTAGACGTTCAAGAACGTCAACTACAGCACGCCGCTGAGTTGGCTGGATATACCAGCATCGAACTTGTTAGGGAAGAGGGTCGCTCAGGTAAGTCCATTTCGGGGCGTCCTGCGCTCACAGAAGCCCTAAAGAGACTAGATAGCGGAGAAGTCAAGGCTCTTTTTGTGACCCGCATAGACCGCCTAGCACGCTCTACAAAGGACTTTTTGAGCATCATAGATAGAGCAAATACTAACGGCTGGCGTCTAATTATGCTTGACCTAAATCTAGACACCGCCACTTATCAAGGTCGATTCGTGGTTACTATCATGTCCGCGCTCGCGGAGATGGAGCGTGGCATCATTGCTTCGCGCCAGAAGGAAGTCCACAAAGACCGACGCGACCGCGGGATTGTTTGGGGCGTAGATATGGGTCCAAAAAATAAAGCCCCTCAAGAATTGAAGGACTTTATTATTTCACTTAGGGATTCAGGAAAGACCTATCAGGCTATCGCTGATTCCCTAAACAAGAGCGGGGAACCTACTCAGAACGGTCGTCAGTGGTATCCGACGACGGTTCGGAATCTACATCAACTTGCTCTAGCGGAGCAGGAGAAGCCTCCAACTGAGAGCGCAGAATAACAGTCTGAGCAAAGTTACCTGGGAAGTTGTAGTCCCCAGCGTGAGTAATGTTTACCCAAGGCGCTGCGTAAACCTTGTTGCCTAGGTCTTGCCACTTACGGCAAAAGTAGTAATCTTCAGAAAGAAGAATACCGTTTTCGTCAACTTCAGTAGCAAAGTATTCGGTGACCTGCTGAGTAAAATCAATTGCTCCAGTATTGCCGTGGTGGGCATAAGTCTTGCAGTGTGGCTTCATAGCCTCAAACACGTTACGACGAATAAACATCATTCCAGTAGCAACGTTCACAACCTCTAGCGGTTGGTCAAGTTGGATGGTTACTTGTCCCTTAGGCAAGTTAGCAGAAAAGAATCCGCTATAAAGGCTAAGGTCTTCTTTACCTTTCAGCGCAGCATTACGTACCATATCCCAGTTGATGTTTTTCATCGGATAGATAGCACCAATAAGGTCTACGCCAGACTCAATCATTTTTACAACGTGGTCAGCATCAAACCAGTGGTCAGCGTCGATAAATAGAAGAGCGTCACAGTCAGTCTTTTCAAACTCATAAGACAAAGCATTGCGTGCCCTAGTGATAAGGCTTTCGTTATAGACCTTAGAGTAAACGGTTTGGTGCCCCTTATTTGCTAATGCAACAATCAGGTTGATTAGGCTTTCGGTGTAAATACCCTTGCAGTTTCCACCATACATAGGGGTAGCAATAAAAATCTTCACGAGATGTCTTCTTTCTTTTTATGTAGGAGAGGACTAAGAACCATGAACTAATACTTAGCCCTCCCCATAATGTGATGCTCTCCCGCAACACACTTTTAATCTATCACTATTTATAGTGAACTAAAGCGAGTGACAAGCGACCAATTTACATCAGAACTCTGAGGAACTGCCCTAGGTACCAGCATACGGCCCTTAATTTCAGCGTTCGTTCCCTGCCCAATTATCTCCATACCTCGGTCAGACAACTTGCGCTGGAAAGCAATCTGAGTCATAGGCTTTTCACCTCGGTCTTCAGACCAAGCGCGGTAAATCTGATAAAGTTCCCTGACTCTTAGAAGAGCGCCTTCGCTCTCTCTAGATTCTTCGTTTAGGAACATACCAATGCGGTCTTCGTTCTTGCGGTAAATGTCAGACGCTTCTGACACGGCAGTACACCAACCCAACGGGTCGCGAGCACTAGAGCCAAGATACTTGATGGCACCTTCAACTGCCCAAGACAAAATTGCAGGTAGAGCACCCTCGGGGTCAAACAAGTATGCCTTTAGGTCAGGGTCTGGCGACTCAGGCACGTTGCTCCAAGGAATTGGGCGTAGTCGACGCCACATAGCATCGTCAGTAATCATAGGTCGGTGGTTTGTCGTGACCCACAACTTAGCCATAGCCTTGAATGTAAAAGGCTTTTCACCAGGAGAACGAGCAGAAATTTCAGATGAACCTGTCAACTTCTTTACTGCGTTTTCTTTTAGACGCTCAGACTCAGGTAACTCGTCCACCCAAACCATACGACGTCCGCGCAACTCAGCCCAGTGGTATAGGTCAGTGGAAGAAGACTGTCCGTTAGCATCAGCAAGAATGTTAGAGTCCAAAGGCCAAGCATACTGAGCAGTCCCAAGAGCCTTGACGATTGCCTCGACAAACGTGTTCTTACCAGAACCCGGTGGGCCATAAACCAAGAACATAACGTCTTGGGTATTTAGACCAGTAAGAGTGTATCCAGCAGCACGCTGGAGCCAATCCTGAAGTTCTTTATCTCCACCAGTTGCGTAATCCACAAACTGCTCCCAACGGATATTTCTCATTCCTTGGGTATAGCCAACTGGAGCACGCTTAGTAATGAATAGGTCTGGGCGTCCCTTTAGTAGTTCTCCAGTCCTTAGGTCAACAACACCGTTCGACACACCCAGCAGATACTCATCTCCATCCCAACGCTCTACCGACGTAACAATACGCTCGTCAGAGTTGGCGCTTTCGATAGCAGACTTTAGACGCGAGTTTGATTTAGCCTGACTAGACCACTTCACAACTTCAGTTTGCTTATCTGGGTCGTCATAGTGGACAACTTCAGTAGCAATAATCGGAGCAAGTTTTTTACATAGTTCTTGCATACCTAAATCTTCAGCATCTGGACGCCAATACTGACCGTCCCAAATAAACCAACCAATTCCAGGCGTGTAGCGAATAGACGAACCAAATGTGTCTACAAGACGTCTGCCGTTACCAGTGTCAGATAGCGAACGCTTGCCCGGAGTCCCACCCTCTGCTTCGGTCAAAGCATCTGGGTCCTTAGGAACATCAACATTTCCAGAACTGAAAGCCTCTGAGATGGACATACCACTACGAGCAGCCTCGGTCATTTCTCCACCGAGAGTTCCAGGCAAGTAAGAAGAGTCAGACTCTTCCACATCATCTGGGTCAGATGTTCTTGGTCTGGTGTCAGTTCTTTGAACACTGGCTTGGGCTTGTGCTCTATTTCTTTCCGACCACTCTTGTAGTCCAGGATAAATAAGTTCAGTCACAGGATTTTCAGCAACAAAGTCCATCGCACGACGAGTGTGCATAAGTAGCGAGTTGGGACCTTCAAGGTCCATCGGTGGACGAACTTTTTCAAAGTTAAAACGCATCATCATGGTTTCAATCATTAGACGCTTTTCTGGAGTATCTACACCAAACTTGTTTGAGATAGCGCAAGCCAACTTATAGATATCAATAGCGCGAGAGCCTTCATCGATACCCTCTTCAAGCATCTTTGCGATGTCTACGCGGTCACCTTTGAAGTCTAAGTCACCGAGCCAGCCCCAGTCGCCTTCTCCCAAAGAAGTGGAAGACCTACGCCCAGACTTACGCAACACGTTTAGTAGGTTGTCTGGAGCGTCTGCCATTTCAATCTGCCAAGGAGCCTTACCGTCCGCCCACTCATAGTCGACACCAGAGCCGTGACGAGAGGGAGCAAGCATCACGTATCCGTTGTGCTTGATGTCAATACCAGACAACCCAGAAGCCTTTAAGTTACCCAAAAGTTTTTCATCAGGAGAGCACTTAAAAAATATGTGTCTACCTCTTACCTGCTTACCCTTGTGGCTATATACGCCAGTGTATGCCTCGACAGTATCTGGCAAGTCGTGCTCAAGAAGTTCTAAAAATTTATCCCAAGAATCGATACCTCCAGAACGAGGGTCAATATCGATAACTACAAAACCAGTTTTTTGACAAACAACGCCGATGTTGTTGGCAGGAGAGTTTTGCCACCAGTTGTGAACTACCAGTTCGTCGTCAGTAGCGCGAACGTTCCAATCTCCGATAGTGGGGTGCTTACCTACGTCTTTAGGCTCGCTGTGCTGACCATTACAGGTACAGCGTCCAGAGTCATTAATGCCGTAGCAAGGAAGTATTTTCCAGCCTTTTTGGGCGTACCAAGCGGATGCTTTTTGAAGTTTTTGTTGGTGTGGAGAGTTCATATGTGTTGCTAAACCCTCTCCGCGTATAGGTGTCGTTCCATAATTGCCTTTCAATCGTTCACCCATAATAACACCCAAGACGACAAATGTAGCAACTTTAGGGGCTGTGTTTGCTCAAATCGATGTGAGCAATTATAGGATACAATAATAAGAGCAACTAGGCTAAATTTATTGGATTACTATTCTAACTCATGGCTAACGAACTCATTTTTACAATAGCCGCCCTGATTACTGCAACGGGCGTAATTATTGGCTCACTCATGGCTATCTATAAACTGGCTAGAAAAATTGGCGACTCTATCGGAGTAGATAAAAATGGTCGCACTCTTGCAGAACGCTTAGACCGTGTCGAGCATCAACTTTGGGAAAACGGTGGCTCGTCGTTGGCAGATAGAGTCAACAGCATCGAGGCTCACGCTATTAGTAGCACCGCAAAACTTGAACTAATAGAAAATTTGCTATTAGCATCAAATCAAACACCAGTTTCTACAATAAAAAAACCTCGTGTAAAAAAGGTGAGTTAGTGGTCTTTTATAAGCCGCTATGAAGTATCATAAAGACGTAATCGACATACGAAAGAGAGACCTATCGTGTCGTTGTCAGACCAGATAAAAGCAGAATCAACCAAGATTATTGCTAAGCGATGCAAAATCGGGCTACTTCTTTTGGACTTATCTGAAGAAGATAGAGACTCTTTGATACAAGCGTTTGATAAGCCACCGCACTCTTCAGGCGGACTTTCGAACGTTCAAATTCACAAGATTTTACTATCCGAGGGTTTTGAACTAGGACTGAGCACCGTAGATAGACACAGAAATCACGACTGCGGTTGCTATATGGCTACCAGAATAGGTAAGTAAATAATGGGCATCTCGGACAAACTCAAAGAATTTAGTGAGCCAGGCAAAAGTGGCTCAGACATCAAAGCACTAAATACTCCAGAAGAATGGCGACCGCGTCTAGACGTAGATGAGACTAGGGGCGGTTTTGTTGTATCTACTCCAAGACCAGCGGGGCAATTACCAGACGCCAAAGAAGTCTTAGAAGAGTTTGGATTGGACCCCAATTCTTGGTCAGTTACATCCTTACGTCGTTCTAGGTGGCAAACTTACAATGGCGAATGGCTCGAGTCGATGCGAGTAAATCTAATACCACTTGGTGCAACTGCCGAGGACCAACTAGACGCGGAACAACTAATTGATGAAATTAAAAAGTGGCGTCCAGACCGTGGAATCAAGCAATCTACTGGCAACGGATATTTTTCAGTTTTTCCAAGCGACCAACAGATTGGTAAAAAGGCTGCTTCAGGCGGAACAGAGCAATCTATCGAACGCTTGCTCTACCTGACCGAAGCATCTGTAGAGCGGTTCAAAGGTCTCAGGCGTATGGGTCTAAATCTTGGAGGAATAGTTTTAGGTCTACCTGGCGACCACGTTGAAGGTAACGTCAGCCAAGGCGGAAGACTACAAGGAGTAGCATCATCTGACCTAGGACTTACCGAGCAGGTTCGCGTCGCGCGTCGTTTGTTGATGGCACAGATTAAAGCCCTCGCTCCTCTCGCAGAGCGCATGATTGTCCCAGTGGTCAATGGAAACCACGACGAAGTTACTCGTCAGGTAGCGGCAGACCCTGCCGATGGATGGAATGTGGAAATTGCATCTGCCGTTCAGGATGCGTGTGCGGAAAACCAAGCACTGTCACACATCGAGTTCCGCTATCCAGCCTCTGGGCACCAAACTTTAGCCGTGGATGTGGGTGGAACAATGTTGGGCCTATTCCACGGTCATCAAGCAGGTAGAGACGTAAATAAATATTTATCGGGTCAGGCTGCTGGGCAGACCGCATTGGGAAACTGCGACGTCTGGGTGTCAGGACACTTTCACAACTATAAATGTGCCGATATTGGTCACCGCTTATGGCTTCAGTGTCCAACCACCGACCCCGGCTCAGATTGGTTCCGCGACCGCGCTGGTGTTCAATCGAAACCGGGGCTACTTACGATGGTTATGGGTGGAGATTTTGAGCCTAGAGAACACATAAGCGTATTGTCGGTAAAGTAATTGACTAGCAGTAAAACTTATATCGTTGCTTGGGACGAAGCCATAGACAATTGCCTAGACATAAGTAGGCAGTTAGTGGAAGCAGATGTTCCTCATAAGTTTTACAACGTCTCAAAATTAAAAAATCAAACATCACACTGGAACACAGCCGAAGACGTCAGATACTACGGACATTTTTTTAATGCTATAAAAGACTTCTTGTCTACAGAGCACGACATATTTATCTTTAATGCTGGAGATATGAAGTATGACAGTTACTCTAAATACACTCGTCGTATAGAAAAACTATTTGAAGATAATAGGGACTTAGTCCTTCTCGCTCCAGACTGCACCAACGACGTGTTTGTCGGAGAACCTTCTACGATAAGTAAATCAATCAAATACCCAGAAATGTATTTGTCTACCAACACCAACGGGATTTATGTGGCGATGTCTAGAGATATGGCTGGCTACATTTCTATGTTTCAAGACTGGACAATAGAGACAGGGGAAATAGACTTCACAAAGATGCGCTCTGGGTGGGGATTAGACATTGCCTACTGCGCCCTAGCCATATTCTTGAATAAAATTATTTATAGAGATAGTTCCGTAACTATGTATCACCCTCCGACTCAGTCTTATTCTCAACAACAAGGATTAGAAGAGTTTTACGCAACGCTCAACGCTTTCAACAAATTTGCTATGGAAGTTCTAATGATTAGACCTGAAAGAATAAAATATATAATTGATAAAATTCTAGAAAAAGTTAGAAACTCAGGTTCGGTTACTTTATCTAGAGAAATTATGTACACAAATTACGAGGCGGTAAAAAATGCCTAGAGTTTACACGGGCGGTTCATTTGATTTGCCACATCACGGTCACTACAGATTATTGGAAAGAGCGTCGCGTCTCGGCTCCGTGACCGTTGCCCTAAACCTAAATGACTTCTCTAAGCAATACAAAGGTAAGACTTTGATTATGTCTTATGAAGAACGCAGAGAAGTTCTACTGAACTGTAAGTGGGTTGACGAGGTAATCCCAAACTTTGGAGGCGCTGACTCCAAGCCCGCAATCGAACTAGTAAAGCCAGATTTTATTGTTGTTGGTTCGGACTGGGCTACTAAGGACTACCACTCACAAATGAGTTTTACTCAAGAGTGGTTGAATGAGAGAGACATCGCTCTGGTCTACTTGCCATACACCGACGGAGTCAGTAGCACCGAACTACGTAGACGTATTTTGGAGAGCAATCAGAAGTGAAAGTAGCGGTTTACACAATTGCTAAAAACGAAGAGCAATTTGTCGAAAGGTGGGCTAAGTCTTGTGAAGAAGCAGATTATAGATTTATATTGGACACTGGTTCTACAGATAAGACTGTGGAAGTGGCGAGGAGCGCAGGCGTTGAGGTTGCTGTGGCTAGTATTAGTCCTTGGCGTTTCGATGACGCTAGGAATGTTAGCCTTGCTCTTCTTCCTGACGATATCGATATTTGTATTGCCTTGGACATGGATGAAGTCCTCGTTGACGGATGGCGTCAAGAAATTGAGAAAATAAAGCCAGAGACTACTCGCCCTAGGTATCAATACACTTGGTCTTGGAACGGAGACAGCCCAGGGCTTCAGTATGGTGGAGACAAAATCCACAGACGTCATGGCTACCGATGGAAGCACCCAGTCCACGAAGTAATTACTGCTGACCGCATCGTAGAAGTTCAAGAGTGGATTGGACTAGAGATTCACCATCATCCAGATGACGCAAAAAGCCGCGGTCAATACTTCCCACTTCTAGAATTGGCTGTAGCAGAGGACCCGACTGACGATAGAAATCAGTATTACTTGGCTAGAGAATATTTTTTCCATCAAATTTATGACAAGGCTGCCGAAACATTTAAGATGCACTTGTCTAATCCCAAATCAACTTGGCTACCAGAACGCGCAGCATCTATGCGATACTTGGCAAAATGCGAACCAGACAATAAAGAAGACTGGCTAATAAAGGCTCATATGGAGTCACCAAACCGTAGAGAAGCATTAGTAGAGTTGGCTCAGCACCTATACGAAATAGAGTCTTGGGCATCTGGACTGCATTTCGCCGAGAAAGCAATAGCCATAAAAGAAAAGCCTTTGGACTATCTGTGCGAAGATTTCGCTTGGGGGTGGTTGCCTTATGACTTAGCGGCGCTCTGCGCTTACTACTCAGGCAATAAAAAGTTGGCTTATAGATATGGCGGTATTGCTTTAGGATTTGACCCAGAGAACGACCGCTTGGCAAAAAATATGGAGTTCTACAAACCTAACTAAGATTTCTTAGGCTTCTTATCGGTTTTTTGCGAGTGATACGCATTTACCGCATTAGCACTGGTTCTACTTCTCCAAGCAAAACCGCAGTCGTTACACTCCACCATTCGCGCCGTGGTCCAGCGTCCACCGCCAGGTAGGTCCACAATGTAAGTTTTTAGTTTGTTAGTTCTAGCAGAGCAGTATGGGCATTGAGGGTATCTATTTCTACGATATTCATCGCCGTTAGCATCCACTGACAGGGTCCTGCGAAGTTCGTTTTCATCCTTACCTCCCCACACTCCCCAAATTTTCTTAGTTTCGAGGGCGTATTTCACGCAATCTTTTCTGACTGGACAAGCAAAGCAAAGATTCTTGGCTGCGTACTTTTCTTCTGTATCGTCAGAAAAGAACCAGTCAATCATTCTTTTGTTTTCTTTTTTAGCGCATAAGGCTTTGTCTTGCCAACGCTGAGCCTCTTCGTCTGGTTCAAACAACATTAATATTTACCACCGTGATTGGAATTATTTCATCCACTATGTCTTCGTGAGATGTCATTCCATTTTCATCACAGGCGGTATATTCAGTGTCACCTTCAATGAATCCAGCGTAAGTAAAAACAGGTTCGCAAGGCTCTAATAATTTGAAGGCTTGGGACAATGAGTCAACCGAGCCGTCTCTTTGTATTGCCGATGCGAGCGCACGTCTTACAATTTCGTTGGATGTGTCTATATGTCCTTCGGTAAAAAATGAAAAACTGGACTGGGAGTCTTCGGGAGAATACCCGTTGCCAGTCCACTCACTCCAAAGGAGTTCGCCGATTCTAGAATCTTTCATTGTATAACCTCAATAAGATTATACATTACTATAAAGAAAAATAGTGCCTTACGACACGCCGAAACAGTTTAGGAGGCTAAAGGCCAGAAATATTCGTAACTCTCTGGATAAAATTCGGTATCTTCTTCCCACCCAAATCTGTGATACCACTCATAATCTTTTACAAGTAAGGCACGCCTGTGGGTAGATATGACCTTTTTTATAGTTTCATCGTTCAGCCACCAAGCAGGTTCGTTGATACCTTCACCGATACTGACAACACCCTTTCGGTCGGCAGCGATTAGAGTGTTCCATAGTTTGCTTTTGAGGGTGCTTTTGTAGCCTCGATTTTCCCACTCGTCTACCATTTGGCAGGCGTAGTAGTAAAGGTAGTACTCGTGACCGCGCCACATCTTGACGGCAGGGTGGTTCACCCAACCTTTAGGCTTGCGCTCATTGCCCTGAGGGTCCAATTCACACAAGACCATAAGAATTTGCCAAGCCTCTAAAGCCTGCTTGTGTAAGCGCTTATTGTCTAAGTTCTGAGCGATTTCAGAAGAATACTTACTTGTAATGAAAGTTTGCATGTTTGTCCTTTGTCTTTGTGTCTATAGTAGCGTAATTATTTGATTTTTGCAAATACTTTTCCAGAGTAATCCTCTAAGTATCCATCAGGTATAGAGCCTACAGGAGCCTTCTGCTCAACCTCTATCTCGATGTCTGCTAACTTCTCTACATCCGCCACCGAACACTGTAAGTAGTCCGCCACCACCTGAGTAGCCAGTCTTACAATATTGCTGTGGGTAGTACCACTTACTATAAAAGTCATTCTGGTTCTCACTAGCGAACTCTTTTCTCTAGTTTGTTTGGGGAGTAGTGCGCCCCCTTAATTTCAGGACTAACGTCGTCTATAGAGTTAATAATAACGTCTCCAGAGCGGATTGCCACAATCTTACCAACTCTACCGTTATGGAGGCTACCGATGTCGCCGTCAAAAGCATCGTGCTTTACTCTCACAATATCGGCAACTTTGATAAAGCCGGGTCTGGCATCTTCCCAAATCTCGGGGCCTACGGGTTCACTGACAAGAGCGTGACCTAAAGATAGTTTTGAGAAAATATCTAAGACTTTTTTAGAATCTTCTATGTTCTTAGGAGATACGGTCTCCCACAATTTAAGTAGTTCTAGAACAGACGTGCCTACTTCTAGAGATACTCCAGTTTTAGCAAACTGCTCTTTTACCCATTTGTAATTTACTTTTGCCATTATTTAACTCCTAAAATATTCTCTAAATTTTTAAGTGATTCTTTTTTGTCTTTAATTGAAGATAAGTAAATGTCCCTTTGCGCCGTAGCCAAGAGATTTCTACTCTCCTGAGGCAGGCTATCTATGGACGATGCCAGCATAGCCCATTCTAGTCCAATACTCTGGCTCTCTTTCCATTCGGTCACCACAGGGGTATTTGAGTTAAGTGCCTGTATGTACCTGTAAGACCACCAAGTGCCGTCTTTTTGTTCTGGGCTGATTAGCGCACCTATTGACCTGCCTATTTGTAGAAACACTTGCTCGTCGTCCCAGCCTTTATTCCACTTCATAGGAGAACTAGGTAGAGATACGCTAGCAAGTATAGATTTAGCCCACTTAGACGTAGGAGAATCGACCGACCATTTATCAGCCCTTTGATACTCCACGGGGTCACCCAAAATTAGGTGAGAATCTAGATTCACTAGATTTAGGTTTGGCTTAGCATTTTTTGAAAGTTTTAATTCTTCAGCCTTGTTCCAAGGTAATGATGCCACGATAGTTACAGGCCAGTCCTCGGTAAAAAGCAATTCAGCGCCACGCATTACTCGATTCAATAATTCATTGTCTGAAAGTAAGTTTGAGTATTCTTTTCTAGAAGCAAAAAACGGCTTGGTGATGGTTTCCGAGTTGTTTACAGTTGCCCTAAGAGACACCTCTATTTGTGACTTGTTTGGACTGTCTGTGAAAAGTTTGAGTTTATCGCTTCCCCACATTTCACTAATTACGTTTAGAGCACCATAAACTCTATTTGCTCCAATGCTAGTAACTGGTGAAACTCCCACTAGAACTAAGTCATACTTTTCTAGCGAATCCTTGGTCATATAAATACTGGGGCTAGCCCAAGTTATTTCGTGTCTACCAGTTGATTCCAATACGGCATTTATTACTCCCGCGAAACTAAGATTTTTTGTATTTGCATTTGGGGACGCGTGTTGGGCTGACATCCCAGTAATAAAAATTTTTGACATATTCTCTCGCTAAAAGTGGGGGACACCGCCTAAATAAATAGGCGATGTCCCTCCGTGATTTTGTCTTTCTAAGTTTAGAAAGGCGCGTCTGCTGGTGCTGCCACAGGTGGTGCTGGTGGAGCAGGTGGAGCAGGTGGTGCTGGTGGAGCAGGTGGAGCAGAAGCAACTGCTGGAGCAGACGCAGGCGCTTGAGCAGTAGCAGGAGCACCTACGTAATACTTCTTGATTTCGTTGCGACGGTCACCCTGCCACACGCGAGAACCAATGTTAGCGCGGAACAACTTACCACTAATGGCGGCCTCAATCTGAGCATTAGTCGGGTTGTTGTTAGAGAAGAAGTCACGAGGAACACCAAGTGCTGCCATCTTCGCAAAGAAGATGCCCAGTGCGTTCTTGTTCTCTGGTGAGATAACTAGGTTATCCCAGACGAGACGCTTGCTGTAAGCGCCTCCCTGTACTTCAGCCTTAACCTTGAACATGGTTTTACCAGTAGCAGTCACGCTAGAAGATGCCTCAAGTACCTTGAGGTCGTAGTCGCCGTCGGGCAACGGCTCGTAACTTCCGCTAGCAGATTCGCCAGCGTCCTTTACCAAATCGCCCCAGTTGAGTGAACTCATCTGTTTCGTTCCTTATCTATTCGTTAACGAATCGTCTAGGCGGTTGCCGTGGACGACTTTTTCTTTGAATCAGTTTTCTGACCAAAAATCATATCGAGCATACGCTCGACTCCTAGGTCCTGCTGTTCAACAATTGAACCGAGTCGACCCTGAACGCGCTCTCCAGCCTCAATCTCGTCAGTGCGTTCTACGTACATACGACGAGCCTTGTAAGGCAACTGGGTAGGGTCTGGGTTTGGAATAGTCTCCATAGAGATGTATCCAAGAACATCGTAGAAGTATGGTGCCTGAACAGCCAACTGACCCTGTAGATAAGGGTGCATACGGTTGTCTTGACCACGCTTAGCCATAGCAGTAAGCACTACAGCCTCGAGAGGCTGAGTTGGGTGCATTGTTAGGTCACGAAGGTCACGAAGTAGAGCACCCATGTGGCGAAGTAGTTCGCCCCACTGTTGCATCTTCATCTGTTCGGTACCAGCAATGTTGTCCATACACTTAACCTGCAACTCAGAGATTGAGTCGATGATTAGTGACTTGAACTGGTGCTTACCTGACTGTAGCCACTGGAACGCTTTTAGGACTACATCGTAGTCACGAACCTGTACAACTACAGTGTCCCAAGTGCCGTCAGCCACTGGTGGCTCCTCGCGCATAGGGTCCCAATACTTTACGTTGATTGGGAGGAATCGGTGTCCACCCTCAACGTCTAGCATTAGGCGAGGGTATGGTGCTGTGACAGCAAAAGTCGACTTACCGACCTTTGACTCGCCATAGACCATAAGAGTTAGTGAACGCTGTACATCTGACATGCTTACTCACTACCTTTCTTTTCTTCGTCTTTTCCGTAATATCCATATGGGTCGGCGACCTCATACATCTCACT